CCGTCGTTGTAGAACACGGCGATCCCGGCGAGGCCGGTGTACGGGTGGGTCCAGCCGTGGGCGGCGGCCAGGCCGGGGCGGTGCTGCGCGGGGCGACGCATGTGTACAAGTCCTCCCAGACTCGTTCGTACTCCAGGCCCCGCGCCTAGATCACAGTGCAGCACAAAAGTCACGGGGTGTTCCCCCCGCTCCCTTGCGCCGGGTCGTCCGGGTCCTCCCCGTCGTCGTCTTGCGGGTCGTCGTCACCGGCGGGGGGCAGGATGACGGGCGGGGTTTCGGGTTCGTCGGGGGCGCGGCGGCCAAGGAACGCGGCGACTTCGTCGGGGTTGCCGAGGGCGTCGGCCAGGTCCCGGGCGGCGGCGAAGGAGCGGGCGTCGATCCGCTCCAACTCCTTCTCGGAGTCTTCGATAGGGAAGCCGGCTTCCATGAGCATGCGGATGCCGGTCTCCTTGGAGATGACGCCCTTCTCCACGCCCAGGGTGACCTGCTCGAGGACACCGGCCTTGTCGGTGGGCTTGTACGGGCCGAACACCAGCTTCGCGGGCTGCACGGTGATCCCGGCCCAGTCGGGGTGCTGCCCGGCCAGGTGGAGACGCTGCACGAACTTCAGCAGCAGCTGGTACTTGTGGTCGCGTGCGAGCCGCATGCCGCCGATGAGGGAGTCGAGCGGGCCCAGCGAGATGTCCAGGGCGTAGCCGGACGGCGCCTTGGACGGGTCGACGGTGCCGAGGGCGACCGCGGGGAGGCGGGAGACCTTGGCGGCGCGGTCCTCGAGGTCGTGGACGTGCTCGCGGAGTTCCCGCAGGGCGGAGGAGGTGTCGACGGCGCTGAGCTTGCCGGTGTCGCCCAGTTTCCACACGGCGCCGGGTTCGACGGCCATCTGGGCGCGGGAGTCGTTGACGCCGGAGATGGCGACCATGGGCAGGCCGGTGGTGGCGGAGGCGCGGGAGGAGTCGGTGTCGGACGACGCGAGCTCGTCGAACACCTGGAGCACCTTGGCCAGGGACGACTGCCCCCAGTGCTCTTCAGCGGGCGGGACGGTGTTCGGGACGTGGATCACCGGAACGAAGTCCAGCAGGAGGTCGAGGTGGTCGAGGACTTCGCCGTCTGAGCGGGTCGCGAAGCTGGCCTTGTCGAGGGGGAGGGAGTCGACGTCGACCTGGCCTTTGAGGTCCTCGAGGTTCCAGGTGGCGTCGGTGAGGTAGCAGGTGACGGTGCTGGGCTGGTCGTTCCACGGGTACACGCGCGTGACGGTGCCGGAGTCCGGGTCCACGGCGTCGCCCTGCCCGAGGACCGGGACGAGGGTGCCGTCCGGGCCTTCGACGGTGAGGGGTGCCCGGATCGCGCGGCCGTCTTCGCTGACGCCGGCGGCGGTGGCCGCTCCGATCGGGGCGAGTTCGTAGGTGATGCGCCGGATGCGGGCCTTCAACTCGCGCCGTGGGTCTTCGGGGAGCTCCCATGCGAAGTGGACGCGGGTGGGGAACTCGCCGCCGTCGTCGTCCTCGCCGATCACCGGGAAGTAGAAGCCGGGGTCTATGGAGCGGACGGTGGCGCGCTGCTTGGCGGGGTCCCAGGCGAGGCGGTACACGCCGTCCCCGAGGGCGACGGCCTTGCGTTCGGTCTGCTGCACGCGCATGGGCAGCAGTTCGTCCTCCGCCCAGTCCCGCAGCAGGGTTTGGACACGTTCGGCGAGGGCGGTGTCGGTGTCGCTGTCGGGGTCCTCGGCGCCGGGCACGGTGATGGTCTGCTCCCGGCCGAGCACGTGCGACATGATCGCGTCGATGAACAGGGACGGGTCGCCGAACTCGCGCTTCTCCCGCGCGGTGGGCCCGTCGGTCACTTCGGTGAGTTCGGCGGCCTGGTTGTTGTCGTAGGCGGCGAGCAGCTTGTACGCGGCGAGGCGGCGTTCAGCGTCGGCGGGGACCCAGGTGGCGCGGGCTTCGGGGAAGGCGCGGCGGTGGGGCATGCCGCGTGCGTCGGAGTAGATCGGCTTGTAGTTCAGCCAGGACCACGCGTCGATGGTGACGCGCTTGAGGCCGGACATGAGGCCCACCGCTTGCTCCCCTGTTCAGGCCCCGCGCCTGATCATCAGGGTACGGGCGGGAGGGGGTTCGGTTCCCCCGGCATCGGCCGAGGGCTCAGGGAGCCGTGCGACGTTCGAGAGCCGTCGGTCCGTCACTTCACACGAACGGGTGACGAATCGAGGGAACGCGAGCCGACATTCCGCGTGATGAGCGGGTGTTGCCGGGATTTCCCGCCTTCGAGGTCCGGAGGTGTGCTTCGGAGGCCGTAGACTCTCCATCGGGTGTTCGTTATCGACCTGTTCACCACCTTGCCTCCGGCAGCCTAGGCCCGGAGGAAGAGGCTCTCCGGGCTATTGGCAGAGCCGACGAGAGGTGACCATGCACAACGAACAGCCGGACTGGAACTACTGGTGCTTCATCACCAGCCTCCTGGACCTCTACCTCCAGTTGGCGGCGCACCTGTAGCCCCAAGCCCGGCAGCCCGATAAGGAAGCAGACCGCCTCCCAGCCAGGGGGGCGGTTCTGTTTTGCCCGGCGCCCAATGCATCTGGAGATGCGTTGACGCCTCAGCCAATGTACATCGGTTTCGCTCTTTAGCCGAACCAGCAGAACCCAAATCAGCGACCGTGAGCAAAGTTGCTAGCGGCCAACTTTGCGGCAACTTTCAAATCGTCAGATCAGCGATCTAGCAGATGGAGCTTCTACTCCGCCCTGCTAGTGACCTGCGGTGATGCGTGTGTGCTTGTTGCGCTGCGGGATGGATCTGCCATCTTCGTTGGGTGTCAGCGAGGCTGGGAGCGGCGATGTGTGGGCCACTGCCCGCTGTCTGCTAGCGACGTCCGCGCAGACGGTTGTCACTGTAGTGCTGGCTGCCGAGGCCCTCCTGTGCTGGGTCTGCCAGTTCGGTCATGGCGTGGACGTAGGCGTCCATGCGGTCTGGGGAGTCCATGCCAGGCAGCCAGGTGATGAGCTGGCCTTCGAGCCTGGGGAACTCACCAACGTGGTGGATGAGGCCTTGTGCGGCCAGCTGGGCGATCGGCTCAGCGCGCAGCTTTTTGCCCTGCTTGGCGTGTACGGGGATGATCCGCGGCATGAGCAGGCCGTTGGTCTCTCCGTTGCGTTCGAGGTCCTTCCATGCCTGGCGGATGATCTGTGCGGACTGGTCGCCGCCGAAGTTGTCCTCCACAACGAACGCGTCTGCTTGGAGTTCGATGGCGAGGCGGCAGGCTTCGTGGCCCCAGACGTCGGCGCCCATGTTGCGGGAGCGGTCGGCGAGTGCGTACAGCTGTCCGTCGGCGGTGCGGCCGGCGCCGATGATGCCGGTTTCGTCGTGGGTGTCGCCTTCGCCTCCGGCTTGGTCGACGGCGACGATGCTGCGGGTGAGGTCGATGCCGCGGAACGCCATGGGGGTGATGCGGTTGTCGGTGATCCATGGCCACTTCCACACGCCGCCCTCGAGGGGGCGTGGTTTTTGCATGTAGAGGGACCACCAGACGCGTTCTCCGACGGCGCGGCGGATCTTCTCGAGGGCTGTGCGGCCGTAGCGCAGGGGCCAGAGGGCTTCGCCGACCTTGCGGCCGAGGGGGTCGGTGTCGGTGTCGCAGATGGCGGGGAGGTCGAGGCGGATCCAGTCGTCGGCGTCTTCGCCTTCGAGGATCTTCCCGGCGAGGTCCTGTTCGTGCCAGCGGGTCTGGATGACGATGATGCTTCCGCCGGGTTCGACGCGGGTGTTGAGGACGGAGGTCCACCAGTCCCATAGTCGGCGGCGCATGGTGGGGGATTCGGCGTCTGCTGCGTCTTTGATGGGGTCGTCGACGATGGCGAGGTGGGCGCCTTTGCCGGTGAGGCCGCCTCCGACGCCGGCGGTGACGAGTCCGCCTTCGAGGCGGTTGCCGTCGGCGTCGGCGAGGTCGAAGCGGTTGGCGGCTTTGGACCCGGAGTGGAGGTAGAGGCCGATGTGGGGGCCGTAGGAGACGATGGCGTCGCGGATCCAGCGGCCGTGGTCGTCGGCGAGGTCCGCGCTGTATGAGGCGATCATGACGCGGTGGTCGGGGTGCCGGGCCAGGTACCACAGGGGGGCCCAGCGGGCGGCGCGCCGGCTGTTGTGGGTGGGTATCAGGGCCTGACCGACGAGGTAGAGGCTGCCCTCCACCTGAATGCAACGGCCCGGCTCTGGTGCTGCAGGTTCGATCGTCGCAAAGCCGATGCGCCGCTTCGTCTTGACCGGGTGTTTGATCGCCTTGCGTGGAAGCGTGCCTTGTGGAAGTCCGTCATGCGGCGTCCAGTCCGTGACCCAGCAGCTTCCGCCGTTGAGGGGATGGCCGCCCCAAATGGACCGTTCGCGCTCGTCAGGACCACGCCAGCTCAGGTTGGCACGGTAGCCAAGCGTCCGAACCAGCTCCCGGACGTCGCGTGCGAGATCCTCAGAGGCCGACACAAACCGGATTCGCCCGTCACTTCCCAGTGATCCATCCGTGTCCACCAGGCCAGCCAGGAGGTCCCGCCGCTGGCGCTCGGAGGCAACGAAATAGCCTTGCGGGATGCGCTTGTGGGCCAGCACGCCCGCGCTCCTGAGAAGGGCCATCAGGCCCTTGATGTACTGGTAGTGGACGTCGGTATCGGGATGGACCCAGCGTGCTCCCAGCTCGTAGGGGATGCGGGCCGCGATGTGGTCGACATCCTCTGCCGTGCCACAGAAGGAAGCCTTGCCCGTCATCCCGTCTCCGAGCCAGACCCCCAGGGTGTAAGGGTCCACGGGGAGGTCAGCCTCAGGGTTTTGCAACGCCGAAACGGGAGGGAGTTGGAAGCGGTAGCGACCACCGCGGCGCCCATGAGGCCCGGAGTGGAGCTTCTGCGTCGCCAGGTACCGCGTCTCTACGGTCCTCCACGTGCCCGAGCTTCGGTCGTACACGGTCCATTCGTGGTTTGGGTGGACCAGAACGGACTCTCCGTCGTTGAACGTGACGCGCACCTTCTCGTCCGACGGCTCCGACACCCACTCGACCTGCACCGGCTTGCCCGTAGGGGCGTATACGTAGTCGCCTACCCGCAGTTCTCCGTGCCGCTTCCACCCCTGGGTGGTCAGCACCAGCTCCGAATCCGCAACCTGCTTCCCATGCCGTGGGGGCATGGTGATGAGGACTTTGCGGGAGTGGCCGCGGGCGATGTCGCGGAAGACTCGGTCGATGAGGTCTAGGTGGCGGGCCTGCTTCTCTTTGCCGTCGGTGAGGATCGCCGACATGGATCCGGGTGAGCGTTCGAGCGCCATGGTGCGTTCGAGGTTGGCGAGGACCTTGCGGGTTTCGGGGCTGGCGGCTGCGGCGATCCTGCGGCGCTGAACGCGGGAGAGTTTCCGGTAGGCGGCGGCGAGCTGGTGGTACTGCTCGGCCTGTTCGGCGGCGCTGTCCTCGTCGGGAGTCTCGGGGATGGGGTCAGTTGTGGTCGCCGTCGTCATCTTCGTCCTCGCCCGCGTCGGCGTCGGTCTCCAGGTCTTCGTCCTGGTCGGGGTCGCCGGCGGTGCGGATCAGTTCGTGGAGTTCGCTGATGGTGGCTGCCCGGATGGGGACGGCTCCTCCGCCTGGGCCGGACAGCTCTGCCTTGAGGGCGGCTTCCCAGCCGTTCACTCTGGCTTGCCGCTCCAGGGTGTCCAGGACCAGCTTGGCGGCCTTCGGGTCGGGCTCTCCTTCCTTGGCGCCGAGGGCGAGGGGCAGGTAGGTGTCGAGGAGGCTGTCGAAGATGACGTTCTGTTCTTCGCGGTAGTCGGCCACTTCGGCTTCGGTGGCTTTCCTGCGGGCGGTGACGGCGCGGTAGAAGTCTTTGCGGGCGGAGTCGGCGCTGCTGTAGCCGAGGTTCAGGATGTCGGGGTGGTCGTAGGGCGTGCGGATGCGGCGCAGTTTGATGAGGGCTGCGCGGCGTGCGTCGATCTCCGCCTGGACGGCGCTGTTGTTGGGCATCGCGGTGGGGCTCCCGCTTGTGTGGTTGTGAGGCCCCGCGCCTAGTCGGATGATCGCTGATTTCGGGCGGAAGGTTCCCTCGGGTCGGGGG